TACTTTTATCGTAACCCCAGTTAAAGATCTCACCGAATACCTTAGCACCGCCTGTACCACTCAAGATAGTGGCTGCAGATGTACCAATAGTCTTAGTAATCTCAGCATCCTTAGCCATGGTTGCAGCTAATATTGTAGCATTAGCAGCAATCTCTCGATCAGTAATTTTATTAATACGATCAGCTGCATTCTCAGAAGACTTCCATGAATACTCAATCTCATCACGGAACTGTTGCCACATATTGTTATACTCAACCATGGTAACTTCCATAGCCTTAGTAGCATTGAACTCATTGGCACGATTAGTGGCTGCTGTGTTAGCTGTAGAAATCTCTCTACGCCACTGAGCATTAGACTGATCAATGACTAAACGATTCTGAGCATTGAACTGGTCACGCTGATTCTGTACTTCAGTATTAAACTTAGATACAGTATTAGCCTGATCGGTATTAAACTGTGACATAGCATTTGATTGCTGGACATTAAACTGCTTTACCTGTGCAGTCAGATTAGAAAAGAATTGATCTGCTTGGTTTTGACTAGAAGCATTGAACTGTCTAGATGCATTAATTGCAGCTTGATCTGTTAGGATAGACTGTATATTAGATTGAGCCTTGAACATCTCTGTTTGTTGCTCATTCTGTAGGTTAGTCATATCCATCTGTAAGAAAGACTGAGCATTTACTACAGCAGCTTGTTGTCTGTTATTTAAGTTAGCTGTCTCTAAGTTAGCAATCTGAGCAGCTTCAGCCATGGTAAGAGCTTGTCTGTTATTCAGATTAGCTAAATCCATTGTCTGTGCTAGACGTGCATTCTCTAGGGCTACTTGTTGCTGTGCAGTAAAGTTCATGTTAGCAATGTCAGCTACACGAGCAGCATTAACTACACGGGTTTGGAACCCTTGGTCAAACTCTTGACCTAAGAACTGGGCACGTTGCTGTGCAGTTAATACAGCTACCTGCTGACGATTGGATAGGTTCTGTAGACCCATCTGCTGGAACACTTGAGCATCAGCACTAGCAATAGGTATAGCAGCCTCTAGGGTAGCTTGAATAATTGCTTGACCTGCTAGGCTAGATGCACCTAAACCACGAGCAGCCATCTGTGCTGTAGCATTACGTAAGGATGCAGCAGCCCATGATGGGGGATTACCTGATTCAAAGCCAGCAGTTAATTTAGCTAACTGTCCTTGAACTGTCATGTCTTCTGTGATTACACCTTGAGCAGCCTCTGCTTTAGCTAAGTTAGTTTCTACCTTAGCCATATCAACAGCAGGACCACTAACCATCTCACCGACTTGTTCACCACGGATAGGTGCACCAGTTACTTGTCTGGTTAAACCTTGGGCAGCATCTAGCCCACCAACAGCAGTCTCAGTAGGCAGAGCCTGTGCAGCTTGTACTTGGGCTTGCTGCGACACAGTGCCTTGTGCAGGTTTAACTGCAGCAGTTGCCTGTTGTACTGCAGGTGCAGCTTGTACAGCCTCCATGGTAGCTGTAGGGGTTACAGTGGGAGCAGTTGTAGTGGCTGCAGTAATAGGTGCAGCAGCAGTGACTTGGGCTGCTTGTGTTGGGGCTAAAGTGGTACTAAGTGTTTGATCCGCTTGAGCAGTTTGTAATGCAGGTGTTACTTGTGCAGCAGCTGGTTGGGTTGGTTTAGCCAGTGCATTAGTTGTAGTTGCAGTAGTCTGTTCTTCTGGGGAAGTAATAGTTCCTCCCTCAGCCATACCTTTAACCATACCACCACGAGCCATGAACTTGTCTGCAATTAAACCAAACTTTCTAGCATCATTAGGGCTAGACTTTAGATACTCATCAAACATTTGCATAGGACCGTCATAGCCCATTCTTCTAGCTACTACTTCCCGTTGTTTATCTGTGAATGATTTTTCTGCCATATTGTGCAACCTTTACTTGTAATTAATTTTTATGAAAGGTATAGTGCTCTTTCATCTTTTCGTCTACTTGTAAGTCCTTTTAATTCTTTGCCACCCGCTTTATTCCATTTTAAGAATTCATCTGCAGCACCATCAAACTCGCTTCGGTTATGCTTCATCCGAAGGGTAGAATTTTGGAGATTACCAAGCCCAACATTAAAGGCGAATGATACAAGTGCACCAAAGCGACCAGTATTAAGACCAGTAGGACATAGTCTTCGTACTCCGTTTTCAAATCTTTCCAAATCTTTAGCAAGAATTTCATTGACCTCATCCCCACTTAATATTCTATCCCAGCCTGCAGGGATTGGCAATGCTTTTCGTTCTGCCAATGGTACCCTAGCATGATTAGGATCTATTACATGCCCACATCCAACCGTCCACAATAAAGCGGGACACTGGTATGGAGAAGTTCTAATTCCTTCATGATGCTTAATCATCTCAATTACTTTTTCACTCACATGCATGGACGATTAATAGAAAAGTATAGTTAACAAATGCAGCTAAACCAAGGCAAACACCTACTGGATAGGTATTAAATAGGTATATAAATTCATTCATTTCTTAGCGAATGCTTGGGTACCAAACCAGAAGGCAATAATCGATGCAAGGATCTGCATCTCATCGGCATCAAATACCATAGGGATAGCCTCTACAAAAGAAACACCGGTAGACCATGCCCACATAATAGATGCTACATCTACAATGATAAGCAATAATACAAATAAGTAGGTAACTACAGGACGTACAGAAGCCCGTAGATTAATAATCCATTGGCTTGCCCCTTTACCAATCTCAATGTCATGTTGGTACATGGCTGTGCGTTCTTGTGCTTGGGTTTGCATCTGCACTTGATCTGTACGAATCTCCTCGACCCTAGCTTGTGCTGCATAGCCACGCTCTAGCATCTGCAGTTCTCGTTCTGTTTGCATACGAGCAAGCTCTAGTTCATGTGACTTATCAGACTTGTCTTGGAAGAAGTCTAGTAGTTTAGGTAACCCGCCCATTAGGAAGGACAAAGCAGTTGATATTAATGTAAACATTATTTACCCTTTATGACCCCAAGTAATGTACCAAGCAATGAGCGCAGCCACTGCATAGCACATGAACATTGCTCTACGAACCTTTTCCAAATCTTTTTTAAACTCTCTAGTAAGTTCATTGTCCTGTTTCTCTATCTTTTGTTTAATGGATTCAATTTCACCCCAGCGTTTACTACCATGCCTTCTAATGAAATCAGATTTTACTTTTGCTTCTTCAACACGAATGGTTTCTTGTCGTTGCCATTCCATCATTGCTCGTTTGAAGTATTGCTCTTTAAAGACCTGTGCTTCTCTTATCTGTCTTTTACGCTCTAGGTCTTTTTGCTGGGCTGCTGATGCAGCTTCCTTCTGTACATCGGTAATACTTTTTGTAATAGAATGACTAGCCTGCCGGCTGGCATCCATACTACTTGTTACAGACTTTGCTCCTTCTATAAATCCGAATTGATCTGACATACATAGGCTTACTTTCTAAATATTAAATCAGCTATCCATGTTACAAACCCACCAAATACAGAGGCAGCACCCATGATTGCCCATAAGGAACCCTTAGATCTTTCTGCCATGGCAACTAGTTTTTTAATATCAACTTCCATTGCGTCTACTTTATTTTGTAGATGCTCGACTTGGTTGACAAGCCCCCCAAATTTGAACATATCAAACTTTTCTGTAGGGTCAATCATTATGCCCAAAGTCCTAATTTTTTATAATACATTTGATTAGTTAAAGTGAATACTCCTCTGCTTGTAGCTGGAGGTATTACATAGATTATTCCACCCGGATATTTTTTAATCATGCTGATATCTCCACCCAGTTAATTGTTGGTTCATCCCAGTAATAGTTTTTTCCATCATTTGGATGTGGCACAGGAGGCTCAAACATACAACGAATCTCATTAAACGTCCAAGATGCAAATCCACCAGCAGCTGCAAAATTAGCTTTGACTTGCTCTTGCAGTGCAGTAATTTCTTCTCTTGTCATTAAGTCACATGTATGTGCGTCTTCCCAAACACCATCGGGACGCTTTTGATAACTTACTCTATGGTTTTTTTCATATGGACCCGGAACCGGAGGGCGCACCCTCTCAAATCGAGCAAAGTTACTTGGTAAGTTGTTAGTGTCAATATGTGGGAACGCTTCCCGAAAGTTGCTTCCTAAGATTGGGTGATCTTTTGTCTGCCCGTTTTCATCTATTTGAATAAAAAGTTCCATCTTATCTCCTTAAATTAAACATTGCCCGCATTATTTGGGAATGTTCTTGGTGTACCGGGGGTCGGACCTTGCCAAATTATTCTTACTGCGCCATAACTACCAACACCATTATAAAAACCAGTGGATCCACCGCCACCATAATAAGTTCCACCGGCACCACCGGCAGCAGTTTGGGAAGTGTTAGCACCACCAGCAGAACCACCTGAACCGCCACCGCCACCGCCACCGCCAGTACTACCAGCAACACCTGCAGTACCGCCACCACCACTTGCACCAATACCTAAAAGCCCAACGCCACCACCGCCACCACCACCCCAAGGATAGTAAGGGGCATTATATTCATAAGGACCCCCTCCACCACCACCACCACCACCACCGGTACCACCGGTACCAACAGCCCCGCTGCTACCCCCATTACCACCGTTACCAGAATACCCACCCGCACCGCCACCACCACCAGTTACTGAATAACCTAAACTGGGGTATCCGTTGTATCCAGTCCCCCCATTACCACCATTACCGCCACCATCACCTGTAAACGTGCCACCAGTGCCTGAAGGAGCACCAATACCCGGACCACCTCTTACAGTTGAGGCGTTAATAAAATAAGATTCCCCGCCATTTACAGTAGGGACAGAAGGAGTAGGACCAGACGAGTTATAGTCACCTGCTGCAACGGTATATCCAACTCCCGGTGTTACAGCAATATTATTTTTATACCCTAAACCACCGCCTCCAGCACTAGTTGCAGTTGTTTGATACACCATAGAATTGCCGCCACCGCCAGAACCAACACAAACTACGCATACAGAAGTTACACCGGGAGGAGCAACCCACGTATATAAAGTAGAACTGCCAGATGGAGTTGAACCATAACCTCCAGTGTATACTTGTTGCCCCGGTGGGGTTACTCCGGGGTAAAGTCCTGAACCAGCCTGTTGCATTACTTGTGAAGGAGTATAAATTCCACTATAGGTTGGCATTACAAATCCCCTGTGTTTGTTGAAGGGAAAACTCTTGGAGAAACTGAACCGCCCGATGCTGGGTAAATAATTCTAACTGCACCCGTACTCCCTTGTGTAAAACTAGCAGTAGCTCCATAAGATCCAGCACCACCGCCACCATACTGACCAGCATTATTGCCGAACACGCCATCGCTTGTAGTTCCCCCAGAGCCACCCCCGCCTTGTTTAGATAATTCAACTGCGTTTGCGCTTGAGCCTGTGCCAGCAGCACCATTTGAGCCTTGCCCTAAAACTCCAACCCCGCCTCCGGCACCTGACCATGCAACCGCAGTACCTCCGGGAGGTGGATAACTGGAATTAACACCATAACCACTACCCCCACCACCACCAGAACCAGCCTGTCCATTACCCGCACTAGTGGTAGATCCTCCGTTACCACTATACCCGCCTGCGCCCCCACCTGCAAAATAATTGCTACTACCTCCGTTACCTCCACCATCTGCAGCCCCACCAATTGTTGAGCCAGTACCTCCGGGTTGAGTACCTCCGCTATTTGAAGCACCGCCTCCTGCAAAAAAATAAAAAGCATCGGTGCCGCTAGTGCCAAAATAAGAATTATAACCCGGACTGCCGTAGTAGGAAAGAGTAGCAGCATATACGGCAATGGATTGTCCGGGCGTTACAGCAATATTATTTTTGTATCGTAGACCCCCGCCTGCGCCTGCACCCTGACTATAATAACCACCAGCACCGCCCCCTCCTACACAAACAACGCTAACACTTGTAACTCCTATGGGAACAATAAAAGTATAAGAACCATTGTCGTAAAGTCTTTGACCAAGTTCGCTAGGGACTACAGCGTTAGTTACGTTGCTTCCGGGACCTTCACCAAAAGCGTTAATTGCCGTTACTTGAAATGTATAA